CCACTTTTGCGCCGTGCGTCGGGTGAACCATGTAGATAACGGACATAGAAACTCCGTAAAATGGGCGGCCCGAAGGCCGCCCACTCTGTTAGGCGCAGTGGATCAGCGCGAAGTTGATCACGATTGCTTCCGACAGCGAGCCGCCGGAAATGTTACGCAGGGTGATGCTGACCGATCCGGCTGCCAGCGAGTTCGCAAACACGTTGTACGAGCCGGGGGTGGTCTGACCGCCAGCGATGGTGAGGATCACGGTGTCGTTGGCCGAGATATAGCTGTTGTTCAGCGTGAACGTGGCGTTGGTGGCCGTGGCCAACGAAGCGTTGTTCATGGTAATCACGCCGGCAGACGTGTTCAGCGTCACCGCCGTGCTTTTGCTGGTCAACTGCGTGACAGAGCCTTGTGCAGCGGGGGTGTAACCGAGTTGTTCGTCGCTCAGAAGATACTGCGCGCCGACGATGTCCTGATCGCTGAAGGCAACGCCGATGGATTTGGTGTTAGCCATTGTCTTTCTCCTAAAAGGTAGCCCCGGCCCGAAGGCCGGGGCTGACCTCTATTAAGCAACGCGATACAGCGTCCAAGCGCCGACGTCCGACTTGCGGGCAAGCATAGCCGCGCCGGTCGTGACCGGGATGGTCATGGTCAGCGAACCCGAAATCGTCCAGCCGGTGCCAGCGGCGATAACCGCGGTGCCGGATGACGTACCGAGGTTGACCACGCGGAACATGAATGACGTGCCGACCTTGTCCGAGTTGACCAGAGTTGCTTCCAGCAGCGCCACGGTCGGCAGCGTGTAAGTCTGCGAGGTGGTAACGCCGCTGTTGGCCAAGATCACGCCGTTCACCACCTGAGCGGGGGTAAGCGTAGCAGCCGCCGTGATGGAAACCGGAAGCGGGATCGCGTCGATGAGCGGTTCTGCCAGGTTGCCGTCGCCGACCTGATAACCACCGCCGCCATTGGGGAGAGCCATTGTAGAATCCTTTCAAAGAAGTTGGCCCCCGGCGAACCGGGGGCCGGTTTCAGGTTAGCCCCAGACGCGGCAAGCCATCTGCGGACGGATCGTGCTGTAGCCGTACAGAACGTCAATACGGCACGGCAAACGGTCGTTGTTGATGTCGTACTGACGCACGATACGCAGGCTGATGCCGTTATGCACCTGACGCGACGCCATATCGACACCCTGCGGCAGCAGAAGGTCGGCGGTGGCGAAGGTGATGGCGTCCTTGTGGTACACCAGGTTCTGCGCGTACTGGGTGCCAGCAGCACCCACGAACACGACAGCCTGCGAAGTCGCCGGCAGCGAGTTCACGGTGGCCAGCGCGTTGGTAGCCGAGTAGATCGGCGCGACGGTGATGTTGCCTTCGCCCGAAGATCCCAGCGTGACGTTGGCCAGCGCGACGAACTGGAACAGCGAACCAGTGCTTTCACGGGTCTGCGGGTTCACAGCGAAGCAGCCGTTCACGGTGAACACATCGCCGGCGCGGACGGTGTTGGCGTTACCAGCGCCAGTGATGGCGATGGTGGTGGCGCCTTCAGCCGTGACAGCCGCCGAGGTCGTGGCGCCGGTGGCGGTACGGGTGCCGGTGGTGAACTGCTTGATCGACTGCGACATGTTGATTTCTTCGTAACCAAGCACGCCGGTGCCCATCATGCCGTTCTTGAACTGCTTGCTGATGGTGTCGGTCGGGTTGAACAGGCCCTTCATGCCTTCAACCAGGCCAGCGTTGGCCGCCGGGTTGACCGTCGCGTAGCGCGGCGACATCACGGCAGCGTTTTCGTTCAGCTTCTGCTGGGCCTGAAGCAGAACCAGCGAAGTGGACGGGGTGGTGCCGGGAGTGCCGACCGTGTTGCCGATGGTGGCGTAAGCGTTGGCCACGTCAGCGTCGATGCTGGAGGCAAGCTGCGAGATACGCGGCTTCAGCACGCGGTCTGCGAAGTCGTCCAACTGCATGGTCAGTTCGGCGGTCGTGAAGTTCACGCCGATGTGCTTCTGGTTGGCAACGGTCAGCGTGGTGAACTGCTCGTTGTCATCCTGCACCTGAAGGGCAGCGCCGTCCGTGACCAGCGCGCGGTCGGGCAGACGGATACGCAGGGTCGAACCGATCTTGGCGCCTTCGACAGCGAAGCTGTCGTCGTACTGGCGGTTGACGTTGCGGGTCAGAACGAGGTTGTTTTCGAGAATCTCAAGCGCCTTGCGCGTGATCATGTCGATAGTAAGAATCGAGTTGGCCATGGTGGTAGTCCCAAATTAGCGGTTGCGTTGTGCCTCGTACTTCTTGATCTGCCGCATCCGTTCCGCTTCGATCCATTCCGACGTACTCATCGTCTTTGTCGAACGAGGGTCGGTCGTATCATACGCGGGCGCGCTGGAAGCGCGGGCTGTGACAGGCGCAATCGGTGCCGGGGCGGTTGAAGTCTTTCTAACCGGCGGGCTTGAGGCCATGCCGGCTTCAAGTTTTCCGATCTCTTTTGCCTGCAAGATGGGCGACAGCCGGGCAATGCGATCCGCTTCCTTCGGGTTGGAACCGAGCCAATACAGGACATCGGGGCCAATGTCGGACGCCTGGATGCTTTGCGCCATGATCTCCGTGATGGACAGGTTGGGGTTGTAGGCGACTTGTTCAAAGTCGTCGTACCGATCCCGCGCTGATTCTTCACGGTCGTGGTAGTTTGCGAGCAATGCCTGTTGCTGCTTGGCGGTTTCCCGCTTTGCCAACAATTCCTCCGCCTTACGTTCGGCCAAAGCCTCTGCGTAATCTTCGTAGGTGTTGAACTGGTCGGCGCTCAGATCAGAAGGCGTTGCTGCTGCTTTCTGCGCTTGAGCCATTTCCAGTCGCTGGGCTTGCTCACGCTCCCACTTACGCTGTTCCCTTGCAAGCCGCTTGCCGACGATGGCGTCCAGTTCCTCCTGGGAGAAGGTTTTGGATGCTTCCTGTTCGACAGGCGTTTCCGGCGTCGTGTTTTCTGCGGGCTGGATTGCTGCCGTGGCTTCCAGTTCCGGCGCGGAGGCATCCGCTTCAGTCGGGACATTCGCGTCCATGTTAACCCCTGTGGAGTTCCCGGTGAGCCTCGCCGGTACGGTTACTGTGTAATCTACACTATACAGTGTCTGTATGCAACGTCACGCCCACACGCGATGCGGGACTGCTGGCTGAACACTGATCGGCGCCAACGCGGCGATCTGCTCATCGGTGAAATCGCCGCGCAAGTTGGTGTGCCAGCCGGGGTATTCCACAACGATGGGGACAGGCTCGTCGGCCTTGCGCTTGGGCTTGTTGTAACCCGTCACGCGGCTGAACGACCCGATGTGGTCGATCGATACGCCCGCGACCGGGAAACCTTCTTCGTCGGTGACACCCGCAGCAATCAACGCAGCAAGCATTTCTGCGTCGGTGGCGGTCATGAGATAGAGGTCGATCATGCTGTAAGCGCCTGTAGCTGCGCGTTGGTAAGGCGTGAGGGGTAGAAGGTGATGGATCGCATGTAGCCGTTCAGGTAATTCACTCCCCCAGTTCCCGATCCAATCAGCATTCTGTTTACAACTGGAACCGTGCCAGAAGCGTCTGTATCTGGTGCAAGGCCGTTGACTGACTTTGCAAAATTATTCAGCGCGTAAGCTCCAGCTATGCTTGTAATTGCGTTTGGATTAACA